TAAAGACTTAAGTGCTACAATTAGCTATGCAATATATACAATATCTTGTGAACATCCTATAATATCCTTTGCAATTGGTGTTTTGTGTGGTCATGTTTTCTGGCCACTTAAGTCATGAGGAATATATGATTAAAGTAGGAATAGTCGGATACGGAACAATAGGTAAGCGCGTAGCAGATGAAGTATTGCTACAGGATGACATGGATCTTATTGGTATTACCGCAAATACCTATAATTACAGAATAGAATCTGCTATCAAAAAAGGCATTTATGTATTTGCGATAGGAAACATAAGCCGACTTCTAGAAGAAGTTGACATAATTGTAGACTGCACCCCTAAAGGTGTGGGGGCTACAAATAAAGAGCTATATATCAAAGCTGGTGTCAAGGCTATATTTCAAGGAGGAGAAAAGCCTGATATAGGAAAGAGTTTTGTTTCTCAGTGTAACTATAACGATGCTATTGATTCTGATTTTATAAGAGTGGTGAGCTGTAATACCACCGGTCTTTGTAGAACGCTGCACGCCGTAGATCAAAAATACGGTATCGAAAGCGTTCATGCCACAATAGTTAGAAGAGCTGCCGACCCTTGGGATATATATCACGGCCCTATTAACGCTATTGTTCCAACCTTGGAACTACCTTCGCATCACGGCCCCGATGTTAGAACCATTCTTCCCCACATAGAGATATTTACTACTTCTATGTCTGTTCCCACAACTGTGATGCATATGCATAGCATTACAGCAGACCTGAAAAAAGAGACTAGCGTAGACGATGTGTTAGAATTGTTTAGGAATACAAAGAGAGTCCGAATTGTGAAAAATACAGTGGGTATAAGATCCACTGCAGAAATTATAGAATATGCTAAGGACTTGGGACACCCTAGAGGTGATATGCCAGATATATGCATTTGGGAAGAAACGGTCGGAATATCGAAAAACAAGCTATTTTATCTACAAGCAATTCATCAAGAAAGCAATGTTATTCCAGAGAACATTGATGCAATTAGAGCAGCTATGGGAAGAATAAACGATGAAACGGGATTATAATGACATGGTGTATGCCGAGTGGCGCAAGCGAATCTACGAGAGAGATTCTCATAGCTGTCAGATGCCCGGATGTAAAAGAAAACGCTCAAGACTTAATGCTCATCATATAATTAAATGGTCAGAAGCGCCACACTTACGTTATGATTTGAATAATGGAATTACTTTATGCTGGAGATGTCACAAAGAGGTAACGGGGGCAGAACAGAAATATGCTCCTCTATTTTGGGACATACTTAGAGACAATGAAAAGTGAATATATAATCCTAAGAGACACGAGAGAGAAGAATGGCTGGGATTTCAGTTCTCAGGAGCGGTGTAAGGCCGTCAAGGACTGGGGTCTAAAGACGGGTGATTATACCGTGAAGGGCTTGGAAACGAGTCTAGTAATTGAGCGCAAGGCCAGCACGGGCGAAATAGCCATGAATCTTGGACAAAAAAAGAAGGCGTTTGAAGCTGAAATGGAGCGCATGTCTGAGTTCCGATGGGCATACATTGTATGTGAGTTTTCAATAGATGATATCATGTCGTTTCCTGAGAACTCAGGGATACCAAGAAAAAAATGGCAATACATCCGTATGAATGGAAAATTCATTTGGAAAAGAATTCGGGAACTGGAAGAAGAACACGGTGTTGTTTTTTTGTTCTGTAATAACAAACACGACGCCGAGAGCAGGGCAATGAGAATATTTGATGAAGTTACGGAGATATTGATACGTGAACAGCACTCCTAATACTCCTAAAATACTACAGGACGCTTGGCTTAATTTAGACGTAAAAGAGTCAGAGCTAGTTAATCCGTTCGCCTTGGACGTTGAAGAAGAGTTCCACATAAAGCTAACTTGGCTTCTATCTAATCCAGAATATTTTTCCTTTATTTGTAAGTACATATTTAATATCGAGGTTCTGCCCGCTCAATCACTCATGCTAAAAGAGATATGGGGCAGAAAATTTCCGATGTTAATTGCCAGTCGTGGTTTTGGAAAATCTTTTGTTCTGTCCCTTTACGCGATGATTCGGGCCTTGCTTATGCCCGGACGAAAAATTATTATCGTTGGTGCAGCTTTTCGCCAGTCTAAAGTCTTGTTTGAATACATGGATACGATATGGCGCAACGCGCCCCTTTTAAGGGATATAGCTGGGACAAACAGCGGGCCGCGTAGAGATGTAGACATGTGCCGGATGATTATTGGAGAAAGCACGGTTACGTGCCTGCCCTTGGGTGATGGTAGTAAAATTCGTGGACAACGTGCAAATGATATTATCGCGGACGAATTTGCTTCAATACCCCGTAGTATTTTTGAAAACGTAGTGGCTGGTTTTGCTGCCGTAAGTGCGTCACCGGTCGAAAACGTAAAGCGTTTAGCCGCTAAAAAGATGGCGAAAGAAGAAGGTATTAATATACAAGAGAGCGCGGAAGAACAGTCACACATAGGAAATCAAATTGTGCTATGTGGAACGGCTTATTATGACTTCAACCACTTCGCGGAGTATTGGAAAAAGTGGAAACAAATAATCAAGACTCAGGGTGAGCCTAAAAAGCTAGCGGAGCTTTTTGGTCAAGATGAAATACCAAAGGATTTTAACTGGACTGACTATTCTATTATTCGCATACCTTTCGAGCTTTTGCCGGATGGGTTTATGGACGCTGGTCAAGTAGCTCGTTCTAGAGCCACTGTTCATGCAGGCATTTATCAAATGGAATTTGGAGCATGTTTTTCCAGCGATAGTAATGGCTTCTTTAAGCGATCTCTCATTGAAAGCTGCGTAGCGTCTCCAGAAAATCCGATTAGCTTTCCTAGTGGTGAGGTTAATTATCATGCATCTATCAGGGGTAATCCTAGCGGCAAGTATGTATTTGGGATTGACCCAGCTTCTGAAGTAGACAACTTTTCTATCGTCGTAATGGAATTACACGAAGATCACAGCAGAATAGCGTACTGTTGGACTACAAACAGGTCAGAACATAAAGAGAAGATTAAGGCTGGGGTGGTAAAAGAGACAGATTTTTATTCTTATTGCGCTAGAAAAATACGAGACTTGATGAAGGTTTTCCCGTGTGAGGAGATTGCATTAGATGCTCAGGGTGGCGGCATCGCCATTATCGAAGCTCTGCATGATAAGGATAAAATTCAAAAAGGCGAATTACCCATTTGGCCCACCATTGACGAAAAAAAAGAAAAAGATACCGACGGCGAACCCGGACTGCATATTGTAGAAATGATTCAGTTTGCTAAGGCTGACTGGGTGTCTGAGGCTAATCATGGATTAAGAAAAGACTTTGAAGACAAAGTTGTTCTGTTTCCTTACTTTGACGCTGCAACTATTGGCCTTGCTATATCTGACGATAAACTAAAAAATAGACTGTATGACACTCTGGAAGATTGTGTTATGGAAATTGAGGAACTTAAAGACGAACTTTCCATGATTATTATAATGCAAACAACTTCCGGCAGAGATAAGTGGGATACTCCTGAAGTTAAGCTTCCGGGTGGCAGAAAAGACCGTTTGAGAAAAGACCGTTATTCAGCTTTGGTTATGGCTAATATGTCGGCGCGTCAAATACAAAGGACTCCCGAAAAGGCAGGCTATGATCCCGTTGGAGGGTGGGCAGGAAGGGTGATCGGTTCAGGCGGAGAAAGCTTTATAGGGCCAGCTTGGTTTACGGAAGGGATGAGAGATGTTTATTAGTTTGGTGTATAATCATACGGATTAATTTCTCAATCATTCCAATTACAATCCAATTGAGGAAAAAAATGGCAGATCAGAATTCAAAAACGCAAAAAGAACAGGGATTTGTTACTTGGGCTGACGACTCAGGTAAGCAACAGGCTCTAATAGAAACCGCAGATAATATCGATCATTATGACGGAATACAAAAGTCCGTAGGGCATGGAAGAAGGTCTTTTCTAGATATAGAAACCAACAGATCTGTTAGAACCGGCTATACCCGTGAAGATTATAACAGGTTTAGAAGCGAAGACGCGGTTCCCAAAAAACAAAAAGAAGCTATGCGGATGTGTATGGCTGCGTATGACAAGGTCGGAATTATTCGTAACGTTATTGATCTTATGGCCGATTTTGCGTCTCAGGGCATTAATTTAGTTCATCCTAACAAAAGAATAGAGAAATTTTATCGCAGGTGGTTTCAAAAGATTAATGGCAAGGAAAGGACTGAAAGGTTTCTTAATACGCTATACAGATGTGGAAATGTCATAGTAAAAAGAAGAACGGCAAAAATTAGCAAGAAAGCTGAAAGGGAGCTAAGATCTTCTGCCTCTCCAGACATGGAGATTCAAGATTTGGTGTTCAGCAAAAGAGAAATTCCTTGGAAGTTTGATTTTCTAAACCCTCTTTCGATAGAAGTTATTGGTAGCGAGTTAGCTACGTTTGTTGGCCAACCAAGGTATGCGATTAAAGTATCCAGTCTTATTAGGCAGCAAACAAAAAGAGGGCTTTCTAGCTCCACGCTGCACACCGCAAAATTGGTTGCGATTCTTCCTCCTGATATTTTAGAGGCGATTAAGAGCGGACAAGAGCTTATTCCTCTGGATGAGAATAAGGTTTCCGCATATTTTTACAAAAAGGACGATTGGTTAGTTTGGGCTAGCCCAATGATCTACGCAATTCTAGATGATATTATCATGCTAGAAAAAATGAAACTTGCGGATATTTCCGCTCTTGACGGCGCAATTTCCAATATACGCTTATGGAGCCTTGGCGACTTAGACAACAAAATTCTGCCCACGAAAAATGCTATTAACAAGCTTAGAAATATTTTAGCTAGTAATGTTGGCGGCGGAACGATGGATTTGGTTTGGGGGCCAGAACTGAAGTTTACTGAGTCCAGCACTCAAGTCTATAGATTTTTAGGGAAGGAAAAATACGAGCCGGTACTTACAAATATCTACGCTGGTCTTGGTATTCCTCCTACCCTCACCGGCATGGCCACTGGCGGCGGCGGGTTTACTAACAATTTTATTAGTCTCAAGACTCTTATTGAGCGTTTGGAATATGGCAGAGATGTATTAATTAGCTGGCTTAATCAAGAAATTGAGCTTGTTCGCAAGGCTATGGGTTTTCGGCTTGCTGCTACGGTTCATTTTGATCAAATGATTCTGGCCGATGAATCCTCGGAAAAGAATCTATTAATTCAACTGGCCGACAGAAATATTGTTAGCGCCGAGACTGTTGTTGAACGGTTCGGTGAAATTCCAGAAATTGAAAAGATTAGAATCAGGAGAGAAGAAAAGGCAAGAAGGGGTGAATCTATGCCACAACAGGCTGGCCCCTATCATAATCCGCAACACCGTAATGATCTTGAGAAGATTGCTTTAACTAAGGATATGATAGCTCCTGAAGATGTAGGACTTGTTCCCTGCGAAGACACTGGAAATCATCCATTTACCACTCCAGAAGATAGGAGAAGTGATGATGAGATTGAAGAACAGAAAGAAGAACAGCAAGATAAACAGGACGAAAGAGAAGAAAATAAGTTTGATAAAAGGGCTGAAAAGCAAAATGAAGAACAGTTTGAGCCAAAAGGAAGACCTGAAGATGGAAGACCCAAGAACGCAAAAGATAAGCAAAAGAGAAAGCAAAAAGAAGTACAACCAAGACAAACGGTTAAATCTGATTTTGTAAATCTAATGCTTTGGGCCTCTGACTCTCAAAAGATTATAGCGGAAACTGTGCATCCCGCCCTATTAGCTCATTATAATAAGAAGAATTTGCGTAGCTTAACTAAGCAGCAATCAGATGAGCTAGAATATATCAAACTTTGCATACTTTGTAATCTTGAACCATATATTGATATTGATGCCGACATCATAAGTAAAATCTTAAAAGGTGGCTATGGTGTTGACGGTTCTATTGCTAGTATCATTAACTCTTTGAGATCTGGTTTCGTGGAAGAGAATCAGCGTAAACCAAACATTGAAGAGAAGCGCCAAATGTGTGTAACGGCATACGCGTCGTTCCATACTACCTAATGTTTTTGAGATTTATTTTGATTTATGGTGTATAATTTTATGAGGCATTTATATGAATATTCCAATATATAAATCTGAGAAAAGCAACGGGTTAGAAGAATTAATTTTATCAACAGCAAGTATTGCTTATTCTTCTCCCGTAGACACTTACATCCCAGATCAAAAACAACAACTCAACATTAGAGAACTAATTTCTAATGAAGAAACTGTTGCTGAAAATAAAGACCAATTTGATCTTTATTATCTAAAGTCGGTATTGGTTTCCACGGGCTGGAATAAGAACGACGATGTTTTTGATCTAAAAGAAACTTGGACTGCTAAAAATACTCCCGAAGATAAGCAGTTCAACTTTATGCATGACGAAAGTGATATTATAGGGCATATCACTGGCAGCGTAGTTATTGATAGAGGCGGAAATGATTTTAGCGATCAGGACATTATGCCTGATGCTGATTTTGATATTTTAACAAGCGCCGTTCTCTACAATAGTTGGAGCAACCAAGAACGTAAAGAGAGAATGAACACAATTATTTCCGAAATAGAAGAAGGCAAGTGGTTTGTCAGTATGGAAGCTCTCTTTAATGATTTTGATTATGCCGTAGTTACCCCGGAGGGTGAGCATAAGACGATAGCAAGAGATGAGGAATCTGCTTTTTTAACTAAACATCTTAGAGCATATGGAGGAGAAGGACAGTACGAAGGGTATAAAGTAGGCAGGTTGCTACGGAATATCAATTTTTCCGGCAAGGGTTTGGTTAGTAATCCTGCTAATCCAAGAAGCGTTATTCTTAATGACGATTCTTCAAAGCTATTTTCTTTTGCCGGAACCAATGAAGCAAAACTAATTTCAGAATCAAATATTAAGGAGATATCTGATATGTCCGATAATGTACTAGAAAGTAAAGTTGCAGAGCTGAAGGCAGAATTGGTAGAAGCCAAGGCTGTTGCTGAAACTCTGAAGTCCGAAGTTACGAGTCAACAGGACGAGGAACTTCAGGCTAAGATTGAAGCTTTTGAAGCCACCGTTGCTGAGAAAGACAAAGCTATCGCTGAAGCTAAAGAAGCTCTTGAAGCTGCTGAAGCTAAAGTCACTGAGCTTGAAGAAGTTATTGCAAGTAAAGACGAAGAGTTGGCTACTGCTAACGAAAAGATTGAAACTCACGAAGCTGAAAAGAAACTGTTGGCTCGCAAGTCAGCGCTTCTCGAAGCTGGTGTAGAAGGCGAAGAGGCTGACGCAGTTATTGAGAGGTTTGCCGAAGCTAGTGACGAAATGTTTGGAGAAATTATCGCTCTTATGAACTATAAGAAGAAGGGTGAGAAGAAGTCTCCAAAGGATGAAGATGAAGAAGATAAAGATAAGAAGCTCCCGCCTTGGCTGAAGAAGAAGAAGGGTGCGGCTGAAGAAGCTGAAGAGGCTGAAGAGGCTGAAGCAGTTGATGAAACCGACGAGGCGGAAGTTGAAGCATCTGAGGAAGCTCTTGAAACGGTCGAAGAGGAAGTTGAACCCGCACTAGCTGATGCTGGTGAAGATTCTTCTTTGGAAGCCAGAAGTGCTGCTAGCGAGTGGCTTGAGAGCAATGTTCTTCGTTCTACTGCGAACGTTCAAGAGTAATTTAGTTTAATAACAGGAGTATATATCATGGCTTTAAAAGCTGACAGACATGAACTCGATGTCGATATTAGTTTTTTCTATAACGAAGGCACGGCAGAGCGTGGTGGGGTTGTGGTTCTCGACACTGTCGGTTCCGGCGCTGCTATGGATCAAGCTGGTGCAAAAGTTAAGTACGCAGCCGCAACAAACGCACTGTTCCCAGTTGGTATTTTGCTTAATGATGTGGTCAATCTTGACCTCACCCGACAGCATATCAATTGGCATCAAGATGAAGTCCAGAAGGGCGGCAAAGTGTCGATCCTTAAAAAGGGTTATGTTGTAACCAATATGATCGACGGCACTCCAGCCGTTGGTTTGGGCGCATTTGTAGGAGATGGCACCGTTGGTAATATCTCTACGAAAGCCGCAGTTGCTGATGGCAAGTATATCCAAATTGGACGTTTTATGTCCGACAAAGATGAAGATTGTTATGCCAAGGTAGAAGTTAACTTGCCAATGCCAGTTCAGAATCTTGCGGATGATACCGTAGGCCCAGAATAATTTAACCCTTAAAAGGAGAGATATAATGAGTAGAATGACTCGACCTGATGATCATTTTATTGAGCTTATCAAGCGCTCCGGTAGTGCTGACAAGGGTGTTGCCCTTGAAGCTCAACATGAACTCGCTATCGCACTTGAGCAGCCTTTGCGTAAGGGTGTTTTAGTAGGCGACGTTCTTGATGGTATTTTTGAAAGACTTCCGATGGAACCCGGAACATCAGTGGAATTTCCACTGGATCTCTTGGCTCCCGGAACTGAGAATGAGCATGTTGCTTACACCAATCCCGGCCACGGTCGTATTCCCGAACGCGCTGTCGAAGGCGATTATGTCATGGTTCCAACCTATACGGTTGCATCCTCGATTGATTACCTTCTTCGCTACGCTCGTGAAGCCCGTTGGGACGTTGTGGGCCGCGCAATGCAAGTTCTCGAAGCTGGATTCGTAAAGAAGATGAATGACGACGGGTGGCACACACTGCTGGCCGCTGGCGTTGATAGAAACATCTTGGTTTACGATGGTGACGCGGCTGATGGACAATTCACAAAGAGACTTATTTCTTTGATGAAGACTGTCATGCGTCGTAACGCTGGTGGTAATACTGGCTCTCTTAATCGCACTAAACTGACCGACCTCTACCTGTCTCCAGAAGCTCTGGAAGACATCCGTAACTGGGGAGTAGATCAGGTTGACGAAGTTACGCGACGAGAGATCTATCAGGCAGGCGATGACGCCTCCGCTATCACCCGCATCTTTGGTGTAAATCTGCACGACATGGATGAACTTGGTGAGAACCAAGAGTACCAGAAGTTCTTTAGCAACCAGTTGGCTGCTTCATTGAACGGTAGTGATCCTGAGCTTGTGGTTGGTATTGATAGGACTGCTAACGATAGCTTCATCATGCCCATCAAGCAAGATGTTCAGATTTTTGAAGACGACGCTCTTCATCGCCATCAGAGAGCTGGTTTCTACGGCTGGGCTGAAGTTGGATTTGCTGTACTCGATAACCGAAGAATCCTTCTTGGCTCCTTCTAATCAATAACGGCTTTCTGTCACAATAAGACCGCTCCTAGAGTTTTTTAGGGGCGGTTTTTTTGTATATGGTGTATAATAATATGTATTTAGCCCAGAGAATATTAGGGGAATTAATGTGACCAAAAGAACAAAAACAGAGCTATCGAGCCAAATAGCAAGTATTTTGCCAGACAACTCTAATGGTCAAATAAGCCCTTCAGATGTAAGATCATCATTTACCGACACCGCCGACTCAGTAGTTTTTTGGGACGATAGTGTAGCGTCTAGCGTAACTGCTACATGCTCTACTGGCGAAATGAAGTTTGGTGGCACTACAGTAGATAGCACAGTGGTATATCACCTCTATGTGTGCGTGGATACCGACACATGGAGAAGAATGGAATTAGTTTCCTTTTAAGTTGGAGATAAAAAATGTCAGCACTTTCCAATTATTTAGAAAATGCATTAATAAGTCATGTACTAAGAAACACAGCGTTTACCACTCCGGGAACTAGTGTTTATATAGGTCTTATAAAGTTTTATGAAACAGACACGCTAGAAGCCGGAACATTAACGCAAGAGATAAGTGGCGGTTCTTATGCTAGAGTCCAAGTAACAGCTTGGGACGCGCCATCAAATGGAGCGACTCAAAATACTGGAGCAACAACATTTCCAACGTCAACGTCAGACTGGGGAATGGTATCTGGGGTTATTGTTGCAGACGCTTCAACCGCTGGTAACGTTTTGTTACACGGGTCTTTGACATCCGCTAGAGACGTGAAAAGCGGCGATGTGTTTAAGTTTAACGCGGGTGATCTAGATATTACATTTGCTTAGTATCTCTAAAAACACCTATTTTAGGGAATTTCTATGGCTCTAGTAATAAAAGATAGAGTAAAAGAAACCACCGAGACTGATGGTACAGGAACTCTCAGCCTTGCGGGAGCGGCTACGGGTTTTCAGGCCTTCGTTGCCGCCGTTGGTGATGGAAATACCACGTATTATGCGATTGAAGATGCTAATGGGTCTGCGTGGGAAGTAGGTATTGGTACTATTACCGATGCGTCTCCAGACACGCTTGCCCGAACTACAATTCTTGCCAGTAGCAATAGCGGCAGCGCCATATCTCTTACCGTTGGTAATCATACCGTCTTTGGTACTTATCCGGCTGGCAAGGCTGTATTTCTTGACTCGAACGGAATACTTACTTTTTCCAAGTCGCCAGTTATACCCTATACCACAATTACTGGTGATACAACGGCCACAACTTCCAATGTGGCTATCTTTGCAAATGCTACAGGCGGAGCCATAGATGTAACTTTATATGCGGCTACATCAAACGGAGGAAAAACATTAACAATTAAAAAGACCGACAGTAGCAGTAACACTGTGGATGTCATTAGGACTGCAAGTGAAACAATTGATGGAGCTACAACCGTAACTTTATTCCATCAAAACGAATCTGTTACTTTAATATCGGACAACAGTAATTGGTTCATAGTATAAGTGTATAATATTACAGAAAACAACAATCTTCTAGCGGAGAAATAATATGACATATTCACCACATGCTTTTCAAATTGCTGTTCTGGGAACATCACAGATTGGGAAGTTTATTAGTACCCATGGTACTACTGGCGACATAATTATTCCAGACGATGATAAGTTCTCGTTTGGTACTGGAAGCGATGCTTCCATTTACTTCGATGCAACCAACTTGGTCATAGCGGATGAGAATATCCCTGTTCAGATAGGCCATGCTTCTAACACGACTACGATTGTTGGAAACCTTACGGTTAATGGCACAACGACCACGATTAACTCAACTACAATGACAGTTGATGATTTAAATCTCGTTCTTGCTTCTGGTGCTGCTGATTCTTCCGCTGCAAATGGTGCGGGAATAACAATTGATGGCGCTAGCGCCACATTGCTTTATACCCACGCTACTACCAGTTGGGATATGAATAAGCCTTTGAATGTTACTGGGGCTGGAACCTTTTCAGGCATTTTGAAAACTGATGACACCACTGATGCAACTAGTAAAACTGATGGTTCACTTCAGACAGACGGCGGATTAAGTGTTGCTAAAGCAATATATAATGGAACAGCGGCTACCTTTGCTGCGGATTCCGGCATTGTGACAATAGGTTCTGCCACAGCCGCTACTTTTTCAGCCGCTGGTTTACTAAATATTAATAATGCAACCGACGCCACTTCTGCTACTGATGGCTCACTTCAAACTGATGGTGGTTTGAGTGTCGTTAAGGACTGTATCTTTGGCAATGATGTAAAACTATTGACTGACAGTGCCGTTTTCTCTATGGGGGTTGGTAGTGATTTTACTATCACGCATGATGGTTCAACGGGAGCAACTATTGCTACGGGTGCTACAGGTTTAGCGATTAACACCGATACAATTACGGTTTCGTCAGCTAATTCAACAGACCCAGTAATGATACTTAAGAACACGAATACTGACGCCAACGCCGCTAGGCTTCGTTTTGTTAAGGATGCTGGGGAGGCTGGCGCAGACGGCGACGACATTGGTGTTATCGAATTCTATGGTGATGATGCTGCTCAAACTCAAACCGTGTTTGCTAAAATTGTCGCTGAAGTTTCTGAGGCTGACGATACTGATGAAGCAGGTAAACTTTCATTCTATGTAGCTGAGAGTGATGGAACAACCACAGCATTAGCTGCTGGTTTGGTATTAGAAGGAGAACATGCAACTGATGGTGAAGTAGATGTAACCATTGGTGCGGGTACAGCATCGACTACAACAATTGCTGGCGATCTAAAAGTAACTACTGACATTATTCTAGACGACGGTGGATCTCTTAAAGAGGCCGGTGGTGTTGCTGCTATTACGTTTGATGGTAGTGCTAATGTTACGAAGATTGGTCTAGATACCCCGTCTGATGGACAAGTATTAACATGGACTACTTCCGGCACGGCGAGGGCTGTTTGGTCACCTGTTATTGCTAGTGGTCTTGCCTCTGACGATCTTACCGTTGGTGATGCGGCTGTTACTCTTTCCACTTCTAGCGGCAATATCACCATTGAAACACAGTCTTCTGATACCGACATTATCTTTAATGTAGATGATGGTGGTTCACAAATTACCGCTTTAACTCTTGATGGTAGTGATGACGGCGCAGCTATATTCAAGAGTACCATAAAGGGTACTGTATTTAAGCCTGCGGTTGAAGTTGTGTCGAGTGCTGGTGTTACAGTAAGCAAGGGTTACACCGCAATTACTACTGCTGGTGTAAATAGAACTGCCACCATGCCAGAAGCGACCGCTGCACTTGTAGGATCTACATACACCATTAAAAAAGTAGACAGTGGCGCAGGCAACGTTTCTGTTACAGCGGAAGGCGACGGCCTTATTGATGGTGGAGCAAGTGTTGTTCTTTATCATCAATTTGAAAGCGTTACTGTAATTTGTAGAGCCGCCGACGTTTGGGATATTATGTAAATTAAGGGGTCATAATATGGCGCAATCAATAACGCTACAAAACCTAGCAGACACCGCTATCGTTAACAACGATATATTGGGGCAGATTTGTTTTGCTGCCCCAAATGAAGCTGGCGGGACTGACTCAATTCTAATCTCTGCGTCTATTTTCGCTAGATCGGAAGGAACTTTTGCGGCTGATAATAACGCTACTGAGTTAGTGTTTGCAACGGCTACTAGCGAGTCAGCAGCCCCCGGAGCTACTAATTATGACATGACTCTTAGTTCTGCTGGCAATCTTACCGTGGCTGGCGATCTTACGATTGATGGTGATGATTTGTTTATGGGAACTAACACCAGTGGCTATGTTCTTGTGGCTGATGGCACAAATTATAATCCCGTTGCTATTTCTGGCCATGTAACAATTAATTCTGCTGGCGTGGTTACATTGCAACCAAGCGTAATAAGTGGTCAAACTGAAATAACTAGCGCAGACGCAGACTATTTGTTGGTGTGGGATGACACAGACTCCGCATTAAAGAAGGTAGACGCTGGTGAGTTTAGGGCAGGTACTACATACAGTGCTGGTGACGGTCTTGATTTATCAAGCACTACATTCTCTACCGATCTTAAATCCAACGGCGGCTTAGTGATTGAATCCACAGAGCTTGCCATGGATTTGGGCGCAAGTTCTATAACTGGAACTCTAGCAGTGGGTGATGGTGGAACCGGAGCGACCACGCTAAACAACCTTATAACTCTTGGAACTCATACAACTGGTAATTATGTAGCAACCCTTACTGGCGGAGATGGTATTACGTCAACCGGAGCAACCACCGGAGAGACTATTGCTCACTCAATAAGCTTAGATCTAAAGGATAATGGCGGTGCGGTAATTGAATCTACGGAGCTTGCCATAGATTTGGGTGCTAGCTCTATAACCGGAACATTAGCTGCTGGTGATGGTGGAACAGGATTAACTAGCATTTCAACGCTGCTTAATTCTAACACCGAAGGTACTGCACTGAAGTCTACAGGAGAAGGCGGTGGATCTAAATTTCTTCGAGAAGACGGCGATGGTACTTCTAGTTGGCAAGCAGTCCCAGATACGACAGTGGCGGGTGATAGTGGCTCAACAGGCATGACCCCCGGAGACACGCTGACTATTGCCGGTGGCACGAACATTACCACAGCGATGAGTGGTGACACGTTAACAATCACCTCTTCTGCAGGTGGATTAACCCAAGAACAAGTTGAAGATTATGCTGGAGCATTGGTGGCAACCGGTGGAACTAAAACCCGCATTACAGTTTCATACCAAGATTCCACGGGTGACATGGACTTTGTGGTTGATGACGATTTAGACAATTATGATAATTCAACTGCTCAATTTATTACACTATCAGAGATTCCCGACAGTAGAACAGAAGTTCAAATAATTGATAAGGCAAGCCCTGCAACCAATGCTGTTACAGATGTCTTAGTTCTTAAATCTCAGTCTAGTGGTACTCCTGCCGCTGGAATTGGTACTGGTATTTCCTTTGCTATAGAGACCTCTGCCGCCAACGTTGAAACAGGAGCTAGAATGGAAGCGGTAGTTACTGACGGAGCTTCAACAAATGAAGATATAGACATAGTTTTTTATACCATGTTAAGTGGGGATACTGCTACAGAGGCTCTTCGTATACATGACGACGGAGACTTAACAGTCGCTGGGGGTTTAACTCTAGGTGACGCCTTGACTATTAGTAATGGTGGTACTGGGGCTACGTCTCTTACCGATGGTGGTGTACTATTGGGCAGCGGGACTGGTGCAATTACTGCAATGTCCGTATTAGCAGACGGTGCAATAGTTATTGGCGATGGTTCAGGAGATCCTGTTGCCCTAAGTGCTTTTAGTTCATCAACAGGAGCTTTAAAAGTAGCAAACGGTGGAACCGGAGCAACCACTCTAAACAATCTTATAGGAATGGCGGAATTAGCTGGAATTGCTCGCGGTAATATTATCGTTGGAGACTCTAGCGGAAACCCAGCTTTACTAGCAGCAGGAACTGAAGACTACGTTCTTACAATGGATTCCAATGGAGATGCTGTTTGGGCCGCTTCTGCTAGTGGTGGAATGACAGCGTTCATCCTTGAGGATGATGATGGCACCGAGATATCTATTTCTAACGCCGAAGAAGTTAAGTTTATTGGTGCTGGTATTACCACTAATTGGACAGATACTACTCCGGGTAGCGATGGCGACCCATTTGATTTGACTTTTACGATAGATGCAGCACAAACACTCATTACTTCTCTTTTTGCGACAGACATTAAGATTGGCGAGGACGATCAGACCAAAATTGACTTCGAGACTGCCAATCAAATTAATTTTTATGCAGATAATACTAAGAGGGTAACAATAGACTCTACTGGATTAACTGTTAATAGCGGAAGTTTAGAAACAGCCACCATCGACTATACTGATGGCGACAATGCCATTACCATTAATGATGGTGGATCTATAACACTTGCTAAGGCTGTAAAAGGCGCAATAGTTTTAGCAACAGAAGATGCTACTGTAGTAATAGATCTAAGCACTAGTAATTACTTTGAAATAACTTTAGGGGCAAACGTAACAGATATAGATTTTACCAACGGCTCGGTTGGTCAAAGATTTATAATTAGATTTGAGCAGCCGTCAGGCGCAAATTACACCATTGTTTATAGTGCTGTGACACATGACCTTGATGGTGGTGGAAGTCCAGCGACTGTTACGGTTAGTTGGCCCGGAGGAACCGCTCCCACAATGACAGCCACAAATGATAAAGCAGATACTTATGGATTTATAGTGCGGGCAGAAGGTCATTTTGATGGTTATGTAATAGGTCAAAATATTGCGGAAACTACTAACTAGGAAAAATAATGACACAATACGCAAGACCAGATGCAGATACAAGTGTGGGAAATTGGGCTGCTAGTAGTGGAAGCAGTCGCTACGCAATGATTGATGAGTCATCTACTGATGATAGCGATTATATTAGTGTAGAGAACTATGGTAGCGTTGACACTATTACTGTTGGATTAAGTGATGTTGATACTCCAGATTCTGGTACTCGGACGGTTGTGGTTCGCGCTGCTCTGGTGGGCGGCATGATGGGCGGCGGGCAGATTACATTGACTGTGACTTTAGAAGAAGGAAGCACTTCTAAGGGAAGTCAGGAAACATCGCTAAGTTCTAGCGCTACAAATCTTTCATTTAATATTACCAGTAGTATTAGCGATTATTCAAATTTGAGTTTAAAAATAGAAGCTATCGATGTAATGAGCGCGGGTACTACCGCAAAAGTATATCAGGCTTATTTTTCAGTTCCAGACGCTGCCTCCGAGGATGCTGCTACTAGCGAAGCGTTTTTATTGTTTGTTGACTAAGGGGGCGGGCTATGTTTGGTTTTAACCCTATAAGTGCTAATGCCATGTCCTCGGTTGGGGTCGTAGCATCACAAAATGCGGTAGCAAAAATAGCTGTAGGGCCAGCCTTTTCTCGTGGGTTTGATTTTGGGTATGCAAAAGGGCCGTTATTGGTCGGAACGGCAACCATAACACAAGATGTACTCCATGCAAGTTTATATTTTAACGCCAAGGGTACTGTAGAAAAAGTTGGTTTGGCAAACCTGCCGGTTGTAGTAAGTGCAACTTTTGATTGGGCAACAACTACGATCCTTAAAAGTCAGTTAAGTTTCTCATCAAATAGTGTATTATTATTAGGAGGGACTGCCAATATAGCTGCGTCGGCACAGATGGCTGGTTTATTGTCAAGCCCGCTAGATAATGCTGACGTTGTTAATTTAACGTTATATTTAGATAAGCAAATTGATTTGGCATCATATATCCGCAGGATGCCGGAAATAGCTTTGTATTTGGACAAGCAGAGGCCGGTTACGTTATACATAGACGAGATTATTTCAAAATCTCAATACATAGATAAGCAAGCAAGCTTTGACTTGATGAGAGAAAGATAATATGGCAGCAAATGAAATACATAAAAATGATATAGGGACTAAGTTCCTCGTAACAATATATGATGGATCTAGCGCTGTAAATGTCACAAGTGCTACCAGCACAAAACAAATAATATTTACAAAACCATCTGGTACTAAAATGACCAAATCGGCCTCGTTTAACAGCGACGGAACAGATGGAAAAATATATTATACATCAGTGGCTGACGATTTAGATGAAATAGGAACTTACGAAATACAGGGAAAGGTAGTCATTACAGATGGAACCTTTTATACCGACATACAAACTTTCAAAGTTCACAGAAACTTATAAGGGGTGGTAACATGGCTTGGCAAAATGAAATGAGTATAATTGTTCGCCACCTGATTAACGATTTAGATTCTAGTAGTTACATTTTTACTGATAATAGGGTAGAAGAAAGCATATTAGTATCTGCTCAGTTAGTTTTACATGAAATAGATTTTGGTAAAACATACACAATAGACGTAGATAGCTCTTCTTTATCTCCAGACCCTACTACCACTGGCGACAAAGATAATTCTTTTATTAATTTGGTATCAATGAAGACTGCTGGTATTTTGATAGGAAGTGAATTAAAAACGCATTCGCTAAATGCCATTGCCCTTAGAGATGGGCCATCTTCTCTTGATCTGAGGGGTATTGTAACTAGTCTCAAGATTTTGTTTGATGACATAAACAAGAAATATGAAGATGCCAAACTTGAATATAAGATGAACGGAATTGTTGGTCAGGCCATATTCAGCCCTTACTCTCCGGGAAGTGACGCTATAGCTAGAACAAATATGGGTCAAAGATCGGGATGGTTTGAATAATGGCAGAATATACCAAAGATAGCCTCAAGACTAAAATAGAAGCTGATTTATCAGACAATCAGGTTGGGGGTATTACGGCAGCAACGCTGCGAACCACTCTCAAAAATATGGTTGATTCTGTCATACCAATTACCGCTAGTGGTACAGATATCTATTTTCGTAATGATATAGATATAAGAGATAATAATGTTAACATAGCAAACCAAAATATTGGTGCGGTTAATGCGCAATGGAGCGGCAACAACGTTGCGGGAGTTACTTTTCGTAGCGGTAGTGATACTACCAATAGGGATGATGCTTACATATGTTTTTATACCTCTCCTTCTGGAGTGACATCAACTACTGGCGGCCCCGGCCCTAAGAAGAGGATGACTATTGGTTCTAATGGTCGAATAACTGTTTATGGAAGTGGAACGGTTGAGCCAGCATTATATTTGAAATCTATTCATGGATCTGGGCTTAATTTACTTCTGGATCACGCCACGGGAAATATAGCAGTTCCTACAAATAAATCAATGTATATGGGGCATTGGGCTAGTGGAACTTCCACCTTTTCTCCACGCATGACCTTTGATAGCAAGGGTTGGGTTGGTATTGGAACTACAGCACCCACAAAAACTCTTCACGTAAGAGCTTCTGGGGCCGCTGTTAGATATGACTCGAAATCGGATTCAAACGATTATGCCACAGTTTCATTTTATAAATATAAAACAGGCACAACGACCTATGCCGATGACGATTTGAGTATTGGTTTCGGATTAGGAGTTAGTAGTGCATCAAGCGGTGTTGGTTACTTATTTATAGGCAAAGACACAGACAGAAGTGGAACCATTAGGGCTAGCGAGTCTCTAATGGTTTTAGATAGTGGCGGTCATGTTGGTATAGGTAACAGGTATCCAAGGGAAAGATTAGAGGTTGGAGAGAGTCTTGGAAGAATAACCGCCAGTGGTGACGGTCATGCTGTCTCTGTAGGCGCTAAGACGGGCGATACGCACCTTTATTTAGGTTCTGGGGATGGTAGAGCCTATCTCTCTAACTACGCTCACATGCGCTGGGAGGGCGATAAACACCGCTTTGTGATTGATACCAAGAGTGGGCAGATTCCTAAAGGTGAGCAATTTGTTATTGATTCCACCAATGGAAATGTTGGCATTGGAAATTCCGGCATTAGCGTGGTTCATACTTGGCGACCAAACCACAACTTACACGTTTCTGGCAGCGGAACCCCAGTTACACTCGCTCTAGAAAATGCGCTAAATACAAACACAGCAATACATATAGGTAAAAATACAGATGGTAGCGGTATTCTAACACATGCGTCTACAGATAACGAAAAAGGACATTGGGCAACGATAGGATACAAATCGGCTGGCTCATCCTTGAAAATTAACAATTCGGGGTCTTTTGTTCCCTCTCATTTGACCATTGATAGAAGGGGTAATGTCGGTATTAATACGGACTCCCCTTA